AACACAAGCAATTATTAATGCTGGTGTGGGTGCCGTTCTTATGAATGGGGCTGCAGATAAAACAATCGTTGCTGCAGGTATTAAAGCACTTTACGGAAATGGTGTATCTTACGATTCTTAATTCGTTAAGATTTAGTGGGGTGGCTTCGGCCACCCTTTCTAAAGGAATTTAAAATGATAATAATAGACATGAATCAAATCTCAGTTGCATCTTTAATGATGCATTTGCACATGAATAAAGGTGAGTTAGAAGAAGACATGGTTAGACATATGATTTTAAATTCTGTTAGAATGTACAGAACAATGTTTAATGAAGATTATGGTGAAATAGTTCTGGCATACGATTCAAGAGCATATTGGCGTAAAGAAATATTTCCACAATACAAATCAAATCGTAGAAAAAATAGAGAAGAAGATGATAAAGATTGGGATTCCATATTTGATGTTCTTAATAATATCAAAGAAGAAATAAAAGAATTTTTACCTTATAAAGTTGTAGAAGTTTATGGGGCAGAAGCAGATGATGTAATTGCAACATTATGTAAACATTATCAAAATGAAAAAGTCATGATTGTATCAGGTGATAAAGACTTTATACAATTACAAAAATATGACAATGTAAAACAATACAGTCCGATAACTAAAAAATTAGTTGATGGTGTAGACCCTAAAGTTTATATCAAAGAACATGTATTAAAAGGCGATAAGAGTGATGGTGTGCCAAATGTATTGTCACCAGACCACACTTTTACAGATGAGTTGAGACAGAGACCTTTAACATCTAAGAAATTAGAAAGTATTTTGGCTCAAGACATTGATGAATTAGATGATGAAATAAAACGAAATTATCAAAGAAATGATAAATTAATAAATTTGGATAATATTCCGAAAACCCTAGAATCAGAAATACTAAATAGTTTCAACGAAGCTTCTTATGGCGATAGAAGTGGGTTACTAAATTATTTTATAGAAAAGAGACTAACTAGTCTTACTGAAAATATTGGAGAATTTTAAAATGGTTAATATGGCGAGTTCACAGAATAGTAATAATTCATTACTAATATCAGAAATACTTGACAAAGTACACAAAGCAAAAACTAAATCTCAGAAAGTTGATATTCTAAGAATGAATGATAGTCAATCATTAAGAATGATACTCAAGGCTTCTTTTGACCCTACTAAAAAATGGGTCATACCTTCAGGTGAAGTTCCTTTTACACCAAATGATGCACCGATTGGTACAGAACATACAGTTCTAGCATCAGAGGCAAAAAAACTATATCACTTTATAGAAGGTGGAGATAACGAAACTAAACAATCCCGTAAAGAAAATATGTTTATACAAATGTGTGAGGGATTACATGAATCTGAGGCAAAGTTACTAATTGCTGCAAAAGATAAAAGATTACACCAAGTTTATAAAGGTTTGTCAAAAGATGTGGTAAAAGAGGCATTTGGATGGGATGATAATTATATGATACCAGAACCAGAAGTTTATCCACAGGCACCTGGTAGTGCATCGGGTATATAAACCCTTGACAATAGTTGTTGAACCTGATAAACTGGTTTAATATGGATGAGGTTACAAAAGTAATTCCCGTTCATGTCGGCTTCTCTCTCTCAGACCTCATCATATAGAGCTGACATGAACACCCTAGATTGAGGTTGATTTATTATGAACAAGTTAAAAAAAATACCATACAAATTTGTACATGTTATTTGGATTGACATAGTATCTGATAGTGCGTGGAGAAGCATAGATGAAGTCAAAGAGAGTAAATGTCCTAGATGTTTAAGTACGGGTTTTTTAATTGAAGATGATGATGAAGTCATTAGATTAGTTAGTGACTTTAATTTTAACGAAGATGGTAGTATTGATGATTGTGGTAATTCTACTATCATTCCTAAATGTGTGGTACAAGAGGTCACAGAGGTTAAATAATGAAAAAAATAATATTAGTATTTTTATTACTAATAGGATTTAATGCATATGGAAGTGAGAGAGAATGTCTAGCAGATAACATATACTTTGAGGCAAGAAATCAAGGATTTGCTGGATGGGTTGCAGTTGCACAAGTGACCCTTAATAGAGTGAGAGATGATAGATTCCCTAACACAATATGCGAAGTTGTTAAACAAGGATTAACATACGAAAGTGGATTTCCTATTAGAGATAAATGTCAGTTCAGTTGGTATTGTGATGGTAAATCAGATACAATATTAAACTTAGAAGTTTACGATAAAATTTTAGGATTGGCAGACTATTTGATACCAAATGGTTATTTTGATATTACAGATGGTGCAACTCATTATCACGCAGATTATGTTAGACCAGATTGGGCCAAGACTAAAACTAAAACGATAGAGATTGAAGACCACATTTTTTATAGGTGGGAGAAGTAATGTTTGAACATGTAATTAGAGTACCATTTGATATGAGACCAGTTTTTAAACCATGTCCAAAACCTAGTTTTAATGCTAACGAAACTGATTTAGAAATACAGGCACAGAAAGTTATTGAGTTAAATAATCTAGGAAAAGATGTTTGGTTTGAGACACCTACTGCCATAGAGGAAAGATTAGTTTATGATACAGCAAAAAAACTAGGATTGTTTAATCAGCATGATGAACAAGATTCACTAATAGAATGTGATAATATTAAACAATTAGGATTGGCAATAGAAGATGATGTTGTCATAATGCATAAAGGAAAATTAGAGGCTTGTTTTGTTGCGTTCCCTTCTAGTTGGAATGCTGGTGATAAGGTCGGTAAAAGTTTAGCTGAGTTGCATGAACCTATTGCAGATAATGAGGCATTAGTTCGTGCATCTGATGGTATCATGAGAGCCATGTGTAGTGGTCAATCATATGAGAGATACACTTGGGGTGTATCATCTTTAAATGGATATAGTAATCATCCATTATATGAAAAACCAGAGATTAAAAGTCTAGATGATTTGACATTTAGAGTTGAACACGAAAGAACAATGACAGTCAGAGACGGAGAGACAGCAGTATTTTTGATACATGTTGATATCTACCCATTCAAAGATGTCTGGGAGACTGATAATGGACTGATTAAACAGGCTATTGACAGTATGAGTGAAAGTGTGTTAGAATACAAGAATCTAATAGAAGTTAGGGAGTTGATACATGAACATATTTTATCTACATGAAGACCCAATACAAAATGCAAAATGGCATGTTGATAAACATGTTGTAAAAATGGTTACTGAGTATGCTCAGTTACTATCAACAGCACATAGAATTTTAGATGGTACAGAATACGAAGGTAGAACTGCAAATAATAGAAGAATTAGAAGATGGCGTTTGCCAGATAAAAGAGAAGATATTTTGTTCAAAGCAAGTCATGTGAATCATCCTTGTAATGTGTGGGTGCGTGAAAGTAAATCAAATTATCGTTTGATGTATAAGATTTACATGGCTTGTCTTTCAGAATATACATTTAGATATGGAAAGATACATGGTTCGGCAAGACCATCTTTGTGTTTGTTAAAAGCACCTAATAACATTAAAGATATAGGTCTTACAGAATTACCACAGGCAATGCCAGAGGAGTGTAAAGTACCTGGTGACCCAATACAAGGTTACAAGAATTACTACATAAACTACAAGAATGGATTTGCAAATTGGAAATCTAGAGAAAAACCAGAGTGGTACGCATAATGCCGACATATACATTTGAAGATAAAGAAACAGGTGAAGTATTTGATAAGTTGATGAAGATATCTGAAAAAGAACAGTATCTCAAAGACAATCCTAATTTAAAACCTGTATTGACTGCTCCTAATTTTGTAGGAGACCATATAGTTAAAAGAATGGATGGTGGAATGAAAGAAGTCTTTTCAAAGATAGCAGATGCCCATCCGAATACACCTGTTGGAGATAGATTTGGAAGAAAATCTGCTGCCGATATAAGAAAGGATAAAGTGGTGAAGAAATACAATTTAGATAAATAACTATGTGTTATAGACAAAATAAAAACAGACTATACACAGGGGGCTTATCAAGGAATGATAGGTCCCTACTTTTAGAGAAGAATTATGAGAAACCCTGTCGCAAAAGCAATGTTTAAATTTACACGAATGTTAGTCGTGCCTGATAAAAAGAAGGCGGCGAAGAAAGGTTATGTAAAACACAAGGATAAAAACTATGTCAAAGAAGAAAGAAATTAGTTCTGGTGATTTGGTAAAAATTGAACCAATCACAGATAATCAAAAACTAGTGTTTGATGCGTACAAAGAGGGTAAGAATGGATTCTTCTTTGGATGTGCTGGTACAGGAAAAACATTTGTTACATTGTATCAGTCTTTACAAGATGTTCTAAAACAAGGAACAGGTTATGATAAAGTTGTTATTGTTCGTTCATTGATACCTACAAGAGAAATTGGTTTCTTACCAGGTGATGAAGAAGACAAGGCAGCACTATACCAAGTACCATATCAAAACATGGTACAGTTTATGTTTAAGCAACCTAATGAAGATGCCTTCAAAGGTTTATATGATTCACTCAAAAGACAAGGTAGTTTATATTTCTTATCAACATCATTTCTTAGAGGTTTAACTTTTGACAATTCAATTATTATAGTAGATGAATGTCAAAATTTAAATTTTCATGAGTTAGATACAATCATTACTAGAGTTGGTCAAGATTCAAAAATATTTTTCTGTGGTGACTTTAGTCAAACAGACTTGACAAAAACAAATGAAAGAAATGGGTTACATGACTTTCTAAGAATTCTAGAAAACATGGATGACTTTGCTTGTATTGAGTTTGACATACCAGATATTGTAAGGTCTGGTTTTGTTAGAAACTATTTAATTGAAAAAACTAAACTAGGTATAGGAGTTGATTTATGAAGTGTAGTCTAGAAGGTCTATCACTAATTAAAAAGTTTGAAGGTTGTAAATTAAAATCATACAAATGCTCAGCAGGAGTTTGGACAA